TCCAACTCTGAAGTTACCACCTTGGTCGGTTGATACGAAGAACACCTTACCAGGCCCGAATACGTTAGTCTCGTTACCTTGAATAACGTTTGCCAAATTAACATTTGGATAACCAGTTTCTGTTTTGTTACCAGTACCAACTGCGAGGAAGTCATGTCCTGTTAGTCTTGCCTGTGAGAACAGTGTTCTGATTGTAATTGTAGATCCATAAGAAACGTTGTCCGCATCTATGTTTCTAGTATCCCATGTACCAGTTGCTTTCTCTGGTGAGATCGATAACGTAGCACGATTATAGAATATCGTTGCGATACCAGCCGTCGATCCAGCCTGCCATTCATAGTAGGTCTTAGCAACAGCGACGTTCGTTATAGTGTTAATAATGAAGAATCTATCAGTTGCACCATAGAGTGTGGTTGAGAATCCGATAGCATCACCGACCAGTAGGGTTCCAGAAGTCTGGTCAATTTCCATAATTGTTCCTTTCTGTCCTGTGACTGAACTTGCGGCCGCTCCGACTGCAATCGAACCAATACCAGAACTCTGTTCTGCACCAGCACCGAACCAGATGGTCTCACCATCTACGAAACCAGTGGTTCCGATTCCAGCATTACCGTATCCAGACTGATACTTGAAGTAAATCTTATCAGCAGCGATTTGGTCATTCAAGAACCATGCAGTTGCCTTGGATGTAGTACCGAACATTGTAGCACCGATTGCAAGTGTTCCGCCCTTAGTTACACCTTGAACTGTCATCATGTCACCGAAGAGTTTTGCTTCTCTTGGTACTTCATCAGTTGAGAAACCAGATGAGATAACACCGTAGTCTCCATAAGAGTTGTTACCACCAACACCCCTGATTCTTGATCCACCACCTGAGTAGTAACCCCACTTAGCGTAGTATGTGAAACAGGAAACGATTTCAGCGATTGCACCCTTATCAAGAATGTAACCAGCACCATCAGATGCAACGTGCGTAAACGCATCGAACACCATTGATTTCGCACCGACATCGTGTACTCCACCATCGATGAATACACCAACACCACCACCACCGAATCTTGCAGGGACTGCCTCTGTAGCAGGGTCTGAGAAACAAGTACAATCCTTAACGTAAGGTGACTTGTTATTAATTGGTGAGTCTGGGTTCAATGAGATGAATACACCAGCAGCAGTTGTACCAATACCAGTTCTTAGGTTTGTATTGTCAAGAACTAGAGGAGCGTTAGGATCATAGTAGAATCCTTCCATTCCTTTCATGGAGATCGCCTGAATTGTTGTTGCATCAGACATCTTGAACATATGACTCCTGTTATTAGGAGTTGTTGAATCATCAGATGTTCCAATTTTAGGTAGAACCTGTGAACCTCTAAGTGCGTTACCAACGATAGAAGTGAAAGGAGGAACTGTAACTGGTAACTGTTCGTAGAACTGAGACGCAGATAGTTTCAAGATAGCAGGTGTTAGGTCTGTAACTGTACCGCCTTCAACGTATGTGTGGTTGATAGATGAGATACCAACGTTAACCTTGAATGTCTGTGTATCAGGAACTTCAAGAACCTCATAGTAAGACTTAGATACCTTATCGGGATACTTGGTTGTTGTTAAACCAACGAACGCAGTACCACCAGAAACATAGAGGTAATCAGTAGTTGAAACACCTACGTTTAGAGTGATTGAGTTAGAGTCGGGTACACCTTGAACAACGAACTCATAAGTACCTTGAGTATGTACAGCAGGGAACTTACCAGTGATTGTTTGGTCATCAGATGCAGTACCAACGTTAATTGTAATTGTGTTGGTTGTAGTTGATGTAATATTAAGAGCAGTGTTATATGCAGGGTCTGGGTTTCCGTCTCCAGCAACAGCACGAGGATATGGGTGATCAGTTGTATAACCGTCCATTGAACAACGGAATGTCATACCTTCTGTTTCTAATCTTACAGATGTACCAACTGTTAATGAGTGAGCACCGATTGTACAAACCATGTCACCAGTGTTCTCGTTATAAGAAACAGCAGTTGGTTCATGGTTAACGATTGGAGAAGATCCAACGTTTATAGTGAATGTATCAGTTGTTGTACCTGTAATTGCTAATTGTTGTCCTACAGCAGGGTCTTTTCCAGCACGAGGATAAGTCTTCTGTGTGGCGTTGTTGTTCATTGTACATGTGAACGTAAACGCATCGTTGGAAATAGTAACTTTATCAGAAGTTGATAGACTATGACCAGCAAGGGTCATTACGAAGTTACCATTTGAAGGATCGTATGTCGCACTTGTTGGAGTTATACCTGATCCACCAACAACTTGAACACCGTTTGTTGCACAACTGTTGAATGTGTGAACGTAGTCACCACCAGATTGGATAGCGTTAGCTAATGCACTCTTGAATGTATGAGCGAATCTTGCAGAACCTGTGTACTGAACACTTAAGTTTCTGATTCTAACAGTCGCACCGATTCCAATTTCGGGAGCACCACCAAGACCGATAGCAGTTATAGTTGCAAGTCCAACAGCCTTGTTGTATGTCATACCCAAGACGTTGAATACATTACCTCCAGATAGACACTCAAACTGAATATCTTGTAACTGAACGAATGTACCAGTGTTTAATAGACCGTGACCAGCCGCAGTAACCGTTGCCACACCAGTGGAAGCGGTATACACCATATCAGTGATCGAAGTTTGTGGACGTGCAGCAATACAAGCCCTCTTAATAGTCTTAAACGCCAAGTTAGGTGCAAGACCATTGTTTGTGTCAACTCCATCCTCAGAGTCAACGTAGTAAATTCTAGTCTGGTTTCCTACAATCTCGTAACCAGGCATTCCGTTTGCCTGAACTGCAAGAGCGTAACCTGTAGATCCAATACCAATTCTTACGTTACCTGAGTTGTAACTTAGTAAATCACCCTTAGTGTTAAGAGCAGCGGATGAATCTCCTGATGCAAGTACTTCCCAGAATGTTCCGATTCCAGCAGTAGGAATAACGTTCTGATGAGAGTTACCAACAGAAACATATGAATCTGAACCGTATCTTGCAACATGGCCTGGATGATAGTTGAAGGTAGTGGAGAAGCCACCTTTAAAATCAAATCCTTTAACAAGTAAATCCCATACTTGTTCACCATTGTATGCTTCGGGGAAGATAGATCCAACACCAATTTGGAGTGGAGAAACGTTAGTTGTAACACCTATTGTGTGACGGTAAATGTTACCACCATACTGGATGAGGTCGCCTCTGTAGTATGAACCTTCTGTATATGTTACTGCAGCACCAGCAAGACCGTCAGATAAGATACTCCATTTTGCAGAAGGGTCTGTAGAAACACCCAAATACTGTGGAGGTTGGAATCCAGCAAGTGAAGTTGTTAGAGCAACGTAAGATGAACCATTGTAGTTAACAACGTCACCTGATTGGTATTCATTGTTCTGATCCCAAGTTCCTTCGTTTTGAAATCCTTTTACATACTCAGTAACTTTCGTCTCGTCGATGAAAGTTCCTTCTGATGTATGTGCAGTTGTTACTCTATAAACAACGTTACCGTATTTTACAATATCGTTGATACGATAGTAAACTCCAGCAGCCCATTGTCCTTTTTGTTCTAGACCTTCTATGTGAACATTCCAGTTTCCAAGGTCGTTAGAATAAAAGTCACTGGCATTTGCGGTGGATGTGTGGTTTGTGATCGCCACATAAGTATTGCCACCAAACTTAACGATGTCGTCAATTAAGTAGCTTTTGGATACTGCCCAGTCACCTGTCCAGTTGAATTTTACTCTTCCAAGTCTAAACTCAGCCATTTTTTCTCCGTGTAATTATCTGAGGGGGATTTTTTTACTTAGGTCCGATGCTGTTGTAAGCATAGTCGGGACCGTTGAATCTTATGACGAAAAAGCCATCATCATCTATGTAATAGTATAAGTTTCTGCGGTCAAAGCGAATCTGTTGGTATTTATCATTCGGATCATCTACAAGTTTTTTAACAGTTGCGATATCATTACGGATAACAGATGTTTTACCAACACCAACATCATATGTACCATAATCTAAACCATCACCGAATTCTGGTATAGCAGTTCCATCGTTACGATAGAATTCTCCCATTTCTGTTGAAGCAGCACTAACTTTTGAAAATAATAGCATGTCGTCTGCATCTCTTCTGAGTGCATACACGAAAAAACCCGACGATTCGGAGGGGTCAAAATTTCCAGAAATTGAGTTACTTAGCGTAAGTGCCATTGTTAACTTGCCCTATTGTTGAATACTTTCCAAAGAGTTCCATTCCAAATAAAGGTCACTGACGCACCCGACACGTCCATGATGAAAGGTGAAGATTCTCTAACTAAGTGTCCATTTTCAAAACTATAAACAGATGTCACACTAACAGGGTTGATACTGAAGAAATTCGCAAAGTCTTCGATCCATACCCAGTCACCAACCGCACGAGGAGTTGGCATAGTTAGACTGTAACCACCAGATGTATTTTGGGAGTCTACTGTATACTTTTGGTTTGTACCAAGAGAATACGCTCCAGACACGAAAGTCCATCTTGCTTTCGCAAGTTCAAATCCGCCAGGAGTTGATCCGTCGTGAACAACCGCCGTATTCTTGTCTGTATCTACCGTTATCTCTGCTAGAGCTCCAGTAAAGTTAAAGTGTTCAGCTGTCGTTCCTTTTCTAAATTGAACCTGCTTTGTCATGAGCTATTTGATCAAATAGTTATGCTTCTCCATTTATTTATAGGAATTAAATAATGACAACGTAGGTTCTACCTTCCTCAATGACTGCGTACTCTGTTTGAGCAATACCGAAGGAGTTAACCTGACCAATACCAACGTAAGTTGCACGAGCTTGAGATTCCTTAGCTCCTGCAAGTCCCTTGAAGAATCCTTGAGTCGTGTAATTGCCTTTCGTGACTGATTCGAGAGCAGATCCACTGGTCTTGTAAAGAACTGCAACACCAATACCAATCGAAGGTGTGTAATCGACGAATGGATGTACAAGAGAAGTATTCGATATTGTAAATGTTCCTGATGGAACGAAGTCTTGGAATACTTGGAAGTATCTGGTCGCTGCATCTCCAAATATAGTTGTGATACCAGATGTGCCTGGATCTCTGTCGTCTCCATAGTATCCGTATACTTGATTGAGAGCGGTAAGTGCAGAAGCGCCTTTTGTGTCGAAGAGGACTGTACCCTCGACGGAATCGGCTGTAAATCTGACAACTGATGCACCAGAGAATGTAGCAATACCAACTCCAATCTCTCTGAAGAATCCTTTCTCGTCGGCAGTTCCAGATATAGTAACATTTCCAATACCAGTGTATGCTGGTGTGTAGTCGATATCTGGATGTGTAAGTTCTCCAGATATTGTGAATGTACCAGATGGAACGAAGTCTTGGAAGACTGCCAATGTTCTTGTGTCTGCATCTCCACTGATTCTTGTAAGAATTGCACTTGCAGCAGATGGTTCGACTGTTGCCTCTGCAGCAGATCCAAGTGCAAAGAGAGAACCAGATCCAGTAGCTGACAGACGAACACCAGATAGAACAACGTTGTCTCTTCTGAGTGTAATAGTTCCAGATCCATCGAACTCTCGTAGGCGGAAGGCGACACTTTCTCCAGATAGTGTAAGTGTTGCAGTATTCTCTGGAGTCTGAGCGATGAATGATTCTTCTGCCGTTCCGTTGAATATTGATGTACCAGCAACAAGTTCTGCACTTGTCTTGGTCTCCGATATACCACCGATTGCGAATAGAGATCCACCACCGACTTCGGAGAATGTTGTTGCTTCGTCTTGACCAGCACCACTGTAAGTGAATGTGCCAGATCCGACTTCTGGAACGACGAATTTCTCGATTGTGAGAATACCACCTTCCTGACGAACTGTAAATCCACCAGATGTGCCTGGATCGTTGTCGTCTCCATAGTATCCAAAGACTTGAACTGGCCTTGCTTCTGCTCCAGTTGTCTGGAAGTCGAATAGGAGAGATCCAGCACCAAACTCGGTAGCGGGAACAAATCTTTCCTTCGCACCGAATTCGACTCCTTCGAGATCTCCTTCCTCGTCTGGGCCTCCAACACCGTTTCCAGCAGTACCAATACCAAGAATGTAGATAACACCGTGAGTTGATATAGGTGCGTTTGTTCTGGATATTGAACGACCATCGAGTTTGAGGACAGGACCAACAGATGGATATTTCGGAATGAACCTTGTGGTAACAATGCCAGGATCTCCGTATTCCCCTCCAGAACTTCCAGGCTTGAGTGTAAGTCCAGTCTCGATACCAATGTTCCTTTCGATACCATAATGAGGTGTGTAGTCGATATCTGGATGCTGTAGATCTCCGATAAGACGTAGAACAGCCTTCTCTGATTGTGAAGCGTAAGTAGCTTTGAGATCTGTGTATCCACCACCGTAGATGTGTAGGTAAGTTCCCTCTGGAGGATCGAAGCTGGACTTGACAACTGCACTGCCTCTGAATGTCTGAATACCAACAGGAGAAATGTGATCGATAACTCTTGCGTATGTTGATATTCCAATACCCCTTGTAAGAGGTAGAGTTCCAGATCCAACAAAGTCTCTTGTGCGACTGTAAGTGGTAATTCCAGATGTCTCGAATAGAACAGTTCCTTCTGGAGTCTGAGCAATGTATCTTTCTTTTGCACCACTAACGAAGTCGAATAGAGATGTTGTACTACTTGCAACAGCAACTTTCTCTCCGCCAGTTCCAGAAATGGTGATTGTACCAGAACCACGGTAGAATGGGAAGAATATTGGAACCCCTGATGTGATTCCTCCAGTGAAGTTGACACTTCCATATGGGAATATAGCTTCCTGTGGAGTGGTTTCATCGACCCAACCATAATCAGTGAATCCTCTATTAACATTCTGTTGAGTGAATCCGTTATCCCAAGGATATGTTCTAGTGTATGGACGACCACCGCCAGAAGATACTCCAATAATTCCGTAATCTTCTCCGATTTCATTGGAACTAAAGTTGATGTTATATTGATTAGTTTTATCGAATGAAGGTACAAGACCAGTACCACTAACTGCCTCGTCGTATGTAAGACCACCAGTATTTTCATTATCAAAGGTGATTGCACCATCATCAAGAGACTCGACACTTGGCATACCAGCTCCTTGCTGGTTGAATCCAAATCCTTGAGCAACATCAAGTTCACTAATGAGACCGTAATCTTCGTTCTCTGTTCCCCTAAAGATAGAGAATTGATTGTAGGAATCTGTATTCTTCTCAAAGATATCCTTACCACTGAAGAATAATGTTCCACCAAACTCATCTTCTGGGTGTTGGATAACTCGTGCATATGTCTGACCCTCTTCTCTGCCAGTTGTAAGAGTAACATCGAGAGTGGATGATATATGTGGAGCAAAGTTGACGTTTGCAGCACCAGTAAGTGACTGATAAGAACCAACGAGGTATTCCTTGACAGAAGCCTCTACCGCACCACCAAACTTGAATAGTGAACCTGATCCCTCTGGTATGAATGGAGTAATAGACTCATTACCAGTGCCAAGGATACTGAATTGACCTTCTTCACCGAATACTGTGTGTTGTGGAGCCTGACTGAACCAGTTTGCACCGAAGATGTTGATGCCAGCCTTGTATGTGGCAATACCAGTAATACCAGAGGACTCGTATTGAATTGCAGCTGCAACATCGAGATCTTCTGAAAGTAGGAAGGTTGCCGTTCCTGTAACTCCAACAGTTTGTTTGGTAAATGAAGTTTCTCCAAGAGAGAATGTAATTTCTCTGTTGGGATAATGTTGACCACCAATCTGAGCGTAGTTGAAGTTTGGAAGTAAGAATCCCCAGTTCTCTGCTGACTTGGGTATAGTCTCGTCGTTTGTATTGATGACACCCCAATCTTCGTAAGACTGAGTTGGAGTGGCAGTAATAAGACCCCAATCGACTTCTTCTGTTTTTTGATCTCCAAGAGGTGATACCCAAGAAGGAGTGTAAACAGGAATACCCTGTTGCATCTCTCCAGAGATATCGAATAGGTTTGTATTCTCGTAATCCTTCGCAACTTGAATATTGGTTGCAGCACCACTAACATGTAAGGTAACTGTCTGTTCGTCACCCTGTTTAACAAGTTTGATGTCAGATACAGAACCAGAAGGTCTGATAAGAGCCTTCCTAGTTGGAGGTATAGAAACTGCAGCATCCGAACCAGTTCCAGATATATCAAAGAGAACTGTACTGATGATACCAGCAGGGACGAATGATTCGTTTGCACTACCAGATGCAGTAATCGTATCACCGACACCGAATATTGTACTCTGTGGAGCCTGACTGAAGAAGTTGGTTCCAGAGAATGTTCCTGTACCAGATCCAGAGTATGCAAAGAGTGATTCTTCTGCCGCAGTGCCTTCTTTCTTGAATGTACCAGCACCAGCATATCCCCTGACGATAGCATCTCTACCACCAACAAATGTTGACTGATACTCGTCAAGGAATATTCCACCTTGTAATTGTTGTTCTATTACACCGTAATCTTCAGCAGATGTAGGTGTGTCTAATATACTTCCGTAACTTACAAATTCAACCTGATCTTCGTCAGAGAATGATCTCTCCTTCGCAAGAGGATCTGTGATGGTCTCGTCAAATGTGACATTGAGATCATCGAAGGACGCACCTTCCCTAACTGTAATTGTTCCGTTATCTTCTTTCTCGAATACGTCAGACTCAGATCTGGCGTAGTTGTATATGACTTTCTCAACGTCAAACAGCCTGGTATCTCCACCCTTCGCTCTAAATGCGTTTTTAATTACAGGGAGATATGCCTGATCATAAGGTGTTGTAGTTGTACCACTTAGAGTTACACTACCACTACCATTATAAGGATAAACTTGGTCTAGATCGGTTGCAGATACGCCTGACTTGGCAATCGTACCAACACCATCATAATTTCCTCTAGATATAGATTCTTCTGCGGTCCCAGATGGGATGAAGATGACAGCCCCTGCCGCTCCGAGATCTGGTATAACAATCCTTTCGAGACCAGAACCGATCTCGTGAATTGTACCAGTACCAACCCAAGGAGTTACTGCTGACTCTAGTGCAGAGTCATTTACATCAAATAGTACGGTATTTGCGTTCTCTGGAATCCATTGAGATCTAGATCTACCTAGTGCATCTCTTCCATCTACTACATTTATTGGGCCAAACGGTACTATATCTGCTGTAGCGGTGATAAGTCCGTGGTCATTTACAAAGAACCAATCTCCATCTCTTTCTGGTTCTACATGTTGATTTATGTCGCCATAGTCAATATTCTCGCTAGATCCCACGGTGATATCTCCACCGTTAAATGTAGTGAATACATCTATCTTTGCATTGTCGTAGGTGTATACGGTCAAAGGGATTCCCGAATAAAAAGACCCTGCCTTAGTTATAAAGCAGAGTCCACATATTGATATTTAGTGTTTCTATTAGTCGAGTGCGACGTTTAGAGTAATCTTGATTTGGTCTCCGTTGTTCTGAATGTTGTAAGGACCGTTTGTGAATCTTTCAGCGTACATGATAGAACTGTAAAGAGTCGCAGTGTTTAGTCCAAGAACACCGTTTGATGTAGCAGTCATAGATGGAGTTGTTACAAACTCATCTGCGTTTGGTACATTGAAGACAGTGTAAACATTAGATTCGAGAGTTGTATTACCAGTACCAGCGTTAACGTAAAGGATGTCTCCAGCCTTAAGTCCGTGGTTAGTAATAGAAATTTTACCGAAACTGAATGTGACTGATGGGTCAGTCGCAACCTGTATGTTATCGACTAGAGGTTTGTCGAGGTAAATCGTTCTATACGCTCTGTCAATACCTATAATCTTCGTTCCTGTTGCAACACCAGCGTTACCAGCAACGAACTGTCCAAGAGTTAGATCATCGATACTAACCTGTGGGTCGATAGTGATGTAAGAGTTACCAACAACACCGATAGTTGGGTCAGTGTTATTACCTTTAGTAACTGTAGTTCCAATACCAACACTTGCACCGTGTACAACACCCTGTACAGCAACAGGCATGTTATTTGCACGAGTCACATAGTAACCGTAGATGTTACCAGCAGGACCTGTGAAAGTGAAAGTTTGTTCTGGGTATGTTGCAGTTGTTCCAGATCCAACGTTCTTAATTACCCATCTTGCTCCGTTTAACAGAATACCGTACTGCTGGTTGTAATCCTGATCTCCTCTGTTGTTTACACAAACAGGATAACCAGTATTTGCAGTAGTACCGTAACCATTAACGTTTCCGTCAATATATGGTTCAAAGTATGATGTTGCAGACGGAACATCTCCCTCGGCAGGGGTTGTGTTACTTGTGAAAAGTTTTAACACAAGATTTCGCGGTGATGTATCTTCTAAATCTGCGACAAAGTTATTCTGAGCGATCAGATAACGTAGCGACTCAATTTCACCAATATTAGGAACGAGTAATGCCATTGAAAAACTACCTCTAGGGGCTATAAGTCTTAAGAACTATTGTTATTTATAATTTTAATTTTAGAGAGACTAATATCCTTCTAATATTATTCACACTTACTACGTTAAAGTTGAGAATATCTCCAGCATTTATCGTAGTCGTCCAACTATTTAGGACATCATCAAAGTATTTATCCGAATTGACTAATTGAACTCTCGCACCACTAGTAATACTAGTGAAATTCGGATAATCTGCGAAAGAACATTTAGATATATCAAAAACAATATCACCAGTCTGATCAGATAAAACTCTGACATTTTCTATGACTCCAGTGACATCTATTGTCAATTTTCCTTTATCTCCAGCTTGCATGGGGAGACTACCACTATCTATAACATAGTTCACAGTCCTTGTTAAGTCTGCTGCTGCAGCAAGGGCAATCATTACTATATCATCATTTGCTGTTGGAGGAGTTGTAAATACAACTTTATCCCCAGAGATGGTATAGTCGTTTGATGGATCTAGGAAAAGACCATTCTTAGTCACAATAAGTTGTTGACTATTGTTGGGACTATATGGAGCTCCTTGATCAGTTAAGGAAAACGTTGTTTCAGTACCGTCTTGTGCTGGTGTCTTACCAATAATGATGTTACCATATTGGATCGACTTCGAGGGAATCTCGTAGTCAACACCGACATTGTATTTGCCAGGCTCGTTAAGGGTGACTAAGTAATCTGCCATTATAATCGTGTTACGCCTGGAATTACAAGAAGGTTTCCTTGTATGGGTCTAGTCTTATACGCATTGGGCGAAGTTAAAACTAAATCATACACATATCTCCCACCTTCTATGACACTTGTGATTGTAGATGCCATAGCAACTTTTATCTGACCATTCACCCTATTTGGGAATGAGACGACAAATGGAGTTGATTTAGATGCTTCTGGATGTTTCCGTAGTTGAGCAGATCCAGTGTATCCAGTCAGATTTAAAGAACTTGCATCTTCATTTCTGATAGTGAAAGTTGCTTCAAAGTCTACGCCCTGATCTAAAACTAGGTTTATGTTCCTTGCTGTCATCTGTCAAAGGGGGTTTTAGTTATTTATCTAATTTACTTAAAATGAGTTTCATCATTGATTTTAACTCATCAACATCATCTTTCAACTTATCCATTTCGTTGACTTCTTGCATTTTTTTCTGCTTCAACTTTAGATAACTATCATACTCAGAGTCAGAACAATTTAA